TCGTCACGTCGATAGGGATAGTGGGACTTTCGGAGTCCAGTCTTATGACTACCCGCCGGATGTAGAGATTGCATCTGAGGTTGGTTGGGCTGCGTATAAAGAAGTGGCTGATGGTATCGTCCGTCTCTTCCAAGAAACGCTTCTCTTCCATGGGTATAGTTTCAATAGCTGGTCTGATGTTGTGACTTACGATAGAGACTTTATTTATGAGTGGACTTATTCCCCTCAGACAAGTCTTTATTATTCTCTTCAGGTAATGCCTGACACTCAAGCCAAAGATGACGCCCTTGCTGCTCTTGATGAAGACTTCCGAGATCTTTTTGGTTTTGAGGAAGAAGTAGATCCTGATTGCGGCTGTCCCAAAGTTAAACCAGAAAACGAAATTTGTATTCCCTGCGGAGAATGAACGCTTCCCTGTCACCCTATGATCAAGTAGTCAGTCGCAAGCGTAAATGGACGCCTGTGGCTGTTCAAAAGGGAAAGGTGGTAGACGGGGCTGAGGATGCGCTACGGCGTGCCCTTGGCCTCCGCCACTTGGAACTTCCTGTGCGAGAGTTTCTTCAACAAGGACTGGAGAAAGAACTCCCAAAAACTCCTGGAGTAAGGGAGGCATTACTCTCAAATCAACTTGATGAAGAGAACCATGACAAAGCTCTGAACTTTGTTATTGATGCCCATGGTGCTGACCAACGACATGAAGAGGAAGCAAAGCACATCCTCAAGGCCTGGCTAGATGCACCTGAGCATCCCATTCTTAAAGCCGCTATCCTTGAACGCAGTGTCTTCTTCGTCATCCTCCCCTTCTTCCGATTCAACGGAGATGTCGGTATCCGAACCACAGCAGCAGACATCAGTCGTGACGAGCAGACTCACGTCGCCATACACTCGATGGTCTGCTCCGAGCTGGGCCTCAAGTCCACATCAAGCCTCAATCGACTTCGTCGAGCGACTGTTGGATGGGTAATAGATTCTCTTTCATCCAATGAAAATAAGTACCTTGATAAGGACTTTTGGATGAAACAATCCGACTCCCTCTATGAACGCGGTAAGGCTCCTGGTCTTGCTGATACTCAACGAGCCAGAATGCCTGCCTTTTTTGAGGCAGCAAATACCGACCTTCCACAATACGGCTAACCATGGCTTACCTAGATGAGGATACACTTCCCCTTACACATGTTGTAGGGGGTAGGGTTGATCTTCTTCGGCTTATTGAAGAGCTTGAAGAAATGTATCCTGATCGCTTTCCTGATTGCAACATAACTGAAAGGGAACTAGCTTTCCAAGCAGGAGCTATTGCAATCATTAAACACCTTAAATCCAAAACAACAAGAGATTAAGATCATGTGTCTTGCCCCGCGTCCCCCTGCTCCTCCCCCGCCGCCCCCAGCTCCTACGCCTCCTCCGGCACCACCACCGCCGCCCCCGGCTCCTACTCCTGCGCCTGTAAGTGCTGGTGAAAAGGTTGGTACCATTAAAACTGCTGCTAGCATGAGGAGTGCTCGTGGTCGTGCTGCTGGTGCTTCTAGCTTCACAGCTCCTCGTGCTACCCCCACCCCTGCCTTGGGAACCATCAGTGGCCAAGCAACTGGCCTTAACATTCCTGGTACTTAATTAAATGGAAAATCAATCTGCTGCTAGCCGCTATGCTCGCTTGGCAAGTGACAGAACGATCTTCCTTGATACCGCTAGGGAGTGTGCGCGTCTGAGTCTGCCCTATCTTCTCACGCCAACTGGTGTGATTAATGGTCAGCATCTGCCCACTCCTTGGCAATCAATCGGTGCCAAAGGCGCTAACGTCATGGCCTCGAAGCTGATGCTTAGCTTGTTCCCTGTGACAGCTACGTTTTTTAAGCTTCAGATCAACGACGGTAAGCTCGCCTCGGACCCCAATCTTGATGCTAGGATCAAATCAGAGATCGACCTGAGCCTCTCCAAAATGGAGCGGGTCATTATGCAACACGTTGCCGAATCACAGGATCGAGTGATCCTTCACCAGGCAATGAAGCATCTGATTGTAACCGGGAATGTCCTGGTTTACATGGGTTCGAGTGGTGTCAAGCTTTATCCTCTTGACCGTTATGTGGTCGTCCGTGATGGAGAGGGTCAGCCCACCGAGATCGTTACTGTTGAATCTATCAACCGTCAATTCCTTCCTGAACAGTTTCAGAAGCCAAAGTCAGCCACCAATCGTGTGGATGATAATACTGCTACTCCTTCTGTGGATGTAACAGTGGGTGAAGATGAAGCTGCTGTTTATACCTGGGCAAAGCTCACAGATGGACAGTGGCGTTGGAGGCAGGAAGTTGATGGTGAAATTATTGAAGACAGCTATGGTAAGTCTCCAAAGAACACAACCCCGTGGCTTCCGCTTCGGTTCAACATTGTGGATGGAGAAGACTATGGCCGTGGCCGCATTGAAGAATACCTTGGTGATCTGAAGTCCCTTGAGGGGCTGATGCAAGCCATGGTTGAGGGCTCTGCTGCTGCTGCTAAGGTTGTCTTTCTTGTGTCTCCAAGTGCTACTGTTAAGCCAGCAACCCTGGCAAAGGCAGGCAATGGAGCTATCATCCAAGGCCGTCAAGAAGATGTGTCGGTTGTTCAAGTTGCCAAACAGGCTGACTTCTCAACTGCTTATCAAATGATCACTCAGCTTACTCAACGACTGAGTGAGGCCTTTCTTATCCTTACTGTGCGTCAATCTGAGCGCACCACCGCTGAAGAGATCCGTGCTACCCAGCAGGAACTCAATGAACAATTGGGTGGTATCTATGGTAACCTTACCACAGAACTACTCCGTCCTTATCTTCAACGGAAGTTGTTTGTTCTTCAACGGTCCAACATTCTACCAAAGCTTCCCAAAGGAGTAGTGTTCCCTACGGTCATTGCTGGTATCGAGGGTATTGGTCGTGGTCAAGATCGGGAATCTCTTATGATGTTCCTTCAGACCATTTCTCAATCTCTTGGACCTGAAGCGATGATGCGTTTCATCAATCCAGAGGAAGCAATTAAACGACTTGCTGCCGCACAAGGTATTGATCCTATTCAGCTTATTAAGACTGCTCAGGAACGTCAAACCGAAATGCAACAACAGCAAGCACAAGCGGCACAAATGTCTTTGATGGGTCAAGCCGGTCAGCTAGTTAAAGCACCGATGATGGATCCTGATAAGAACCCTGGTGTCACTGATGCCCTTCAAAATACTGTTAATGGAATCGCAAGCGCCACAGCCCCAGCCCCTCAATCCTGAGGACTTTGAAATTGCTTCGGAAGAAGTAACTTCTCTTTCTCCTCGGAAGAAGTCTGCTGGTAAACCAACCGTCAAGACTGACACTGCTCGCCCCCAAAAGAAACCGGTTGTTGTCCCTGGTCTTGGCAACGTTACCCTTGTTATCCACTAATTCACCACCATGCCTGAAATTGTTTTTGACGCAACCGATCCTGATGTGACTGAGGCTCGTCTTGAAGATGAAGCTCGTCTCGCGGACATTGGTGACAAGTTGATGGCTGAGGAAGAAGCGCGTGCTCTTGATAAGTATGATCGAGCCCGTGCTGAATCAGAAGCTGAACTGCGTTATGCTGGTAAGTTCAAGTCCGCTGAGGATCTTGAAAAGGCATACAAAGAACTTGAAAAGAAACTAGGACAGAAGGAAGAGCCTACTCAAGAAGAGGGTGAAGATACCCCCGATGAGGGTGCTGAATCATCTGATGAAGGTGAGGTTGTTTCTGAAACTGCTAAATTTATTCAAGAAGCTTCTGAAGAATACTTCAGTAATTCCAATCAGCTTAAACCAGAAACCGTTCAAAAGCTTAAGGAGTTGCCATCTGAGCAACTGATTGATGCTTATCTTGAGTTGCAAAAGAACGCTACCATTACCCAACAGGAATTGTCTGACGCTGATGCTAAGTCAATCCTTGCTTCGGTTGGTGGGGAAGAAGCATATAATGAAACCCTTGCCTGGGCAGCAGATAACCTGCGTCCCGATGAGGTGTCTGCTTTTGATAATGTTGTCAACAGCGGCAACAAAGATGCTATCTTCTTTGCAGTTCAAGCCTTGAATCAGCGGTATAAGGATGCTGTCGGATTTGAAGGCAAGCGAATGTCTGGTAAGTCTGTTAAGAATACTGCTAAGGCATTCCGCAGTCAAGCCGAACTGGCACGGGCTATTGCTGATCCTCGTTATCGGGATGACCCTGCTTATCGTATTGACATCGAACAACGCCTGGCTGCAAGCGGCGATCTGATTTAAAACAGATTGTGGGGACTGCAATGTCCCCCTGCCTATTGAGGATGGGATAACCTC